GATTGCCCGGAGAAAAGCAAATTTAAGCGCCCACCAAAAGAATATCTAGCCGTTTGCGCAAAATGCAGGATCGGTAAAGAGTTACTAAAGTTAGGCCAAAAACTGGGATAAAAAAATCCCCATAAAGGGGAAAGGGTGTTCTCACCACTAGTATACCATATACGAGGGGTGAGGGGGTAATGTGGGTGGATAAACTCATCAGAGAATACGAGGAAACCAAAAAAGAATTGGAAAAATATAGAGAAAGTCTGAACAAAGAAGACTTGTATGAGAATATAGAACGCGGCATTGTAGGTGGAATGGTACGTGACATGAATTACGCCCTGCAATGGATGAAAACCGGTCGGCGCCCAGGTAACCGGCGGGGAATCGAAAAAATGAATGTGTATCACAGAACCGCACTATTGGATCCGGCATTGTTTCCATCATTGGACATTGAACCGGAAGAACGGACGCTAACGGATGAAGAAAAACGCAGGATTGTCGATATACTGTGGACCCTCTCCACGCGGGAAAGACAGTGTTATCTGCTTCATATGTGCTACGGGATGAGTTACACAGAAATTGCTAAGGAGTTAAAAATATCTCGCGGCACAGTACAACGATACGTGGAGAGGGCAAGAGAGAAAGTGAAGAAATCAGCATAATTATATCTTGTATTCCGTCCCGCGTGGGCGGTATTTTTTTGATTTTCTACCCTTTATATGTGGCTTGACCCAGGTTCGTTTGCCGTCGGAGTAAATCCGCCAATGACCACGTACCTTCCATGAATCGACGTGTTGCGTAAATTCTTTTCTTTGCGCTTTTCTAACCTTCCGGCCCTCGTAAACAATACGAGTCAATTTCTTTGGAACAATGGTTGCACTTCTACGGCCTTGGTTCGGTCTGCTTGGCCGGGAAGATTCAATTGGTTCGCTGGAAACGGTCCGGACTTCGACGGTATGTAACACATGATGCATGGCGGCCAGAATAAATTGAATCACGTCGCTTAGCTCGCCTGCGATTTTTGCGATGGCTTTCTGTTCAATCTCTTTCATCATCTGCTGCGGACTCAAACCTGGCTGAACATAATAAAAATATTTCTCAGCTTCGCGCTTGAGATATTTTGAACCGATCGGATTCTTTTTGTCCAAGGATGCGCTTACGTCATCTTCATTAACGCGGATGATCATCTTCCCAACCAAATCCCCGTCTTTGTCGAAGACGGTGAGAAAAGAAAGATCATTCCGCTTATAATTCAAAAAGATAATTCGATACGGCTCATCATTTCGCACGACGACGAAGCAAACATCTTCCATGAACATGCGTTTTTCTGGGCGGAAGAAGGCTTCCAGTGGATCTTTTATCTGTTCTTCGGACAATGTGACGCGTTTGAATTGGTTGTACTCGTCGTAGGTAGCGTAAACTTTGTCGATGTACTCCCAATTCTCGCGCATGTCGTCCCAAAGTTTTTGTTCTTGTTTTTCAACGTCCATCGCAAACCCTCCCGTTTACATTCTAACAAAAAACCGCCTGTTTAGGCGGGTAAATGTTTTGTCCAATATTAGGCTGGCACATTTGATTTCGCCAATTCCAGCACTTTCTTGGCAGGAACTGGCAAATCGTCGTACCAGTCATGGTTCACACACTGGCAAGTCCCTAGGCCAAGCCAAGACGAACCGTGGCAAGCGAGAGTACGATGGTAAAACAAACCTTCGTCATAGAATATTTCCTCAGTGACAATCATTTCACCATCCTGATTTTGTACTTCATCCAGAATCAGGCCAAACTCTTTAACTTCTTTTAGGATTCTCCGATCCTCAAATGAGAAGTCGGAAAGATCCTTGTCTGCGATCATTACGTCTCTAACGAGACGCAGATCATCATATTGATCGCGGGAAATCAGATCGAAGTCAGCCAAAAATTCCTGGATGTCATTGCGCAGTTGGTCTCCTGATACGTTGTACAGATCACTTTCATAAATGATCTCGTGAAGTACCGGAGCTGGTATTGCGCTGTAGTCTGGTATTCCATCGGCCATTTTTTCCAAGACAACCAGATCGAAATAAGCCTGGTTGCTTTCTGCATACAACACCCGAGAATAATCTCCTGCGCGAAAACGATTCAGCCAAACTTGATTTTTCTTTTCCATGGGTACCATTCCTTTCTTACTTGATTTTAAACACATCCGCGATAGCCTCGCGGATGTCCATTTCCCGGTACTTTTCAACAAACCAGAACCTTTCTGCCGCGTCTACAATCGCCATAGCGGTCAAATCATCCAGCGCGGAAAGTTTTTCAATAAGCGCTTTTCCGTCAACGTTCCATTTTTCGTCCAGGCCGTCTAATTCGATAGCATCCTGGACGCCGAACCAGAAGCGTGTGCCGGATAAAACATCGTGCAATGTTCCGTTGAGCGCGTCAACAATCAAGCACGCTTCGTCGATGGTTAGATCGACACGACGCAAAGCGCGGTCGTAGAGAGAATAGAGACGCTCCAAGTCCCGGTTGATTGTTGGTGCACGCTGGCCGCGTTCGGCCAAAGCGTCAAGGATTTCTGGTTGTAAATTTACTGATACGGATTTCGTTGCCAAATAGAATCCCTCCTCAAAGATTTTATTGCGGCTTCCCGCGACCGGGACAAGCCCGGTTTCGGCTGGCAGCCAACCAGCCATCGTCAGGCGGATTATTGCAAAAGTCCGTTCCCATTCCAATCGATGAACAGATATACATATGAACTATGTTTTTCCAGCAAGGGCGATTCGACAAATTCAATGCGCTTGACTTGCGGATGTCCGCTGCTAAAGGTGTCAACGTTGTTGTTCTGGTAGTGCCGGAAAATATCATCAGGCGTTCCGTTGATGCGGGTAATAATTTCGTTGCCGTCCGTTAGGTTGATCTTTATGGTGTTGCTTATCATTCCTCGAACACCATCCGATCAAGGTGTTCGATAAACTGCCTGATGTCTGAATCAAACCATTTTTGGAGTAGTTTTTCTTGGAAAGTTCGAACATGTTCTTGTGTCGCTCCGCGTTCAACCCGTTTTTGGGCTACCCGTAAGATCGATTCTTGGATTTCATGACGTTTGATTTCACGGTCAAACATTTCCTTTGCCTCATAATTTGAATCCGCTGTGTCGATGAGAAAATAACGGTCTTCGGCGTGAATGTAGTAATAAATAGCGAATGTGTTTGCTAATTCGGCCAAGATTACAGATTTTCCGTCAGCTCCATAACCTTCATGCAATACTTTCTTTTCGATGATATTCATGTTTTATCCCTCCAAAATATGTTATAATGGAGGGGCAGAGGGCTTCCAATTCTCTGCCCCGAAGCTCGCCGGTGGTCCAGACCGACGGGCTTCATTTCTTTTCAATTTCAATGTCTGCGTCATTTTCAGAGACTATAGCGTAAAAATTGTAGATCGGTTTTCCGTTTTCATCATCCAGTGTACCCCAGTAGTGGCGATACGGATAATGCCACTCCGTGCGTTCTACGTCGTAAGTATTCCAACCTTCTACGTGGGTGCCAACTTCTACCATCATTTCAGCCCAGGTTCCGTCAATTCCTTCACCGTAGAAACCGGAGTTTTGCACTTGGATGTGAACTGATTGCAACACTCCAAGCAGTTCCCCGTCTTCAATCATGATCGGGTTTCCGTCTCGATGAGTACATTCGCTGATCGGGAATTCGTGCGTTTCGCCGTTTCTGATCGGCTCCGTCCATTCGATGACGCCATCTTCGCGGATGTAGTACCCTCGATCATACACCTGCCCTTCCCGGACAAATACTTGATCGACAAACCATTTTTTCATCTTTACCATCCCTTTCCTTTTGTTTGACTTTATCATAACACGCAAATAATACAATGTCAATACGAACATAATACGAACAAATTGTGAACTTTTATCATATGTCGTGCAAATGTCATACAAAAAAACCTATATAAATTGAAAGCATTAACTCCAGCTTCTCAATCTTGTGGGCAAAATGCGAGAAGGGGGGAAATAGCCGCGAGGACTGCGCGGGGTAGAAGTACAGTCTTTTAATTTTTTTAGTGTGCGCAGGAAATCCCTTCCTTGTGTCGAAATTGGACAAAGGGAGGCGATAAAAAATGTGGGTTAATTTTTGTGATGCCGAAGACGGTGGGAATTGCATCCTACAACAAGAAAGAAATGATATTGCTAACTTGATGGCGATTTTAACCGCAGGCAAAGGAAAAGTAGAGATAAGACGAGACGATGTTTATTTTAGCGGTGAATACTCACATCATAATTTTTTAATACGTGGCAAAGATGATCTAAAGACAGAAGAAATGCTTTTTATATTTTTCAAAAATACAAAAACGAAATATGTTTGATACGTAATCTGGCACGGCACACCCGAAAGGGTGTTTTTTCTTTAAGTATTGTTTGTAGGAAAGGAGTGAAAAGTATGGCCAGGCCCAGCAAGTACGAAAGTCACGTCAAACCCAAACTGAATAAAGTCGAAGCTTGGGCCAGAGACGGCCTGACGGATGAGCAAATCGCGCATAATTTGGGGATCGGCGTTGCTACGCTGTATGAATACAAAAACAAGTATTCAGAGTTCACAGAGGCCCTTAAAAGGGGAAAAGATGACATAGATATAGAAGTCGAAAACGCGCTGCTGAAGCGTGCAATGGGTTACACATATGAGGAAATCACGCGGGAACGCGACAAAGACGGAAACATGGTTGTCACAAAGCGCGTGACAAAGGAAGTTTTGCCGGATGTAACGGCGCAGATATTTTGGTTGAAGAATAGAAGGCCCGCTGTGTGGCGGGATAAGCGGGATATTGAACTTGACGGCGGGCTTGAAATCGTCGTGAAACTGCCGCAGGGTGATACAGATGCCGACGGTGAAGGTTGACCTGACCGAACTGCCGAAACTGACGAATGAAAAATTTTACCCGCTCTACTGGAACCAAGACCGCTATTTGGTGCTTGTCGGGGGCGGTGGTTCGGGGAAATCCGTTTTCGCCGCGCAAAAGATCATTTTGCGGATGCTGAGCGAAAAAGGGCATCGTTTTCTGGTGCTCCGGAAAGTCGCAAAAACGCTGCGGGAATCGGTATATGCAGAGCTAAGCAACGTCATTCATCGCTGGGGATTAGGGCAACTTTTCAAAATACACAAGGGCGATCTTCATATCAAGTGCGCAAACGGAAACGAAATATTGTTCGCCGGGTTGGATGATGTGGAAAAGCTGAAATCCATTTCTGGCGTGACAGGCATATGGATTGAAGAAGCCAGCGAAATCACGCCGGAAGACTTTAGACAGCTTGATATTCGTTTGCGCGGGAAATCAGCCAACTACAAACAAATGATCATCACATTTAACCCGGTCGATATAAACCACTGGCTGAAAAAAGAATTCTTCGATCAACAGAAAGAAAACGCCACAACGATGCACAGCACGTACAAGGACAATAGGTTCCTTGATGACGAACAAAAAAAGGTACTTGAAGGATTCAAAGACACGGACCCATATTTTTACCAGGTCTACGCCTTAGGCGAATGGGGTGTGCTTGGAAAAACCATATTCCCGGCGGAAATCGTATCAAACCGAATTGCATATCTACGTGACAAACAGCCTCTGAAACGGGGCTATTTTTCGTTTGAAGAGACAGAAGGCGGCAAGCCGATAGAGGGTACTATCCGCTTTGTAGAAGACGATAACGGGGCAATTACGCTGTTTGAGGACGTGAAAGAGTGTTACCCATACGTGTTAGGCGGCGATACAGCTGGTGAGGGATCCGATTGGTTTTCGGGACATGTCATCGACAACACGACAGGAAAACAAGTTGCTGTGTTACATCAGCAATATGACGAAATCGACTATGCAAAGCAAATCTATTGTTTGGGTGTCTATTACAACACCGCTCTGATCGGCTTGGAAACCAATTTTTCCACGTATCCCACGCGGAAGCTGGAAGAATGGGGCTACCCGAAGCTTTATGTGCGCGAAGTCCAGGACAGCTACACGCACAAGTTGCGGCAAAGCTTCGGTTTCCAAACGGGGAAAATCACGCGTCCGCTCATCATATCGAATTTGGTTGCGATTGTGAAGGAATCGGTCCACTTGATTAACGATATCAAGACGCTAGAAGAAATGCTTACTTTCGTGAAAAACGAAAACGGCAAGCCGGAAGCTCAAGAGGGAGCGCATGACGATTTGATTATGGGGCTGGCGATCACGTATTTCATCCGGGATCAGCAGAGCATGACCGTGAAAGCTGAACAGAGTTTTGATTTGTCGAAACTGCCGGAAGACTACCAAGAAGACTATTGGAACGCGCCGGCTGAATTAAGGCCGTATTTGCTCAAAAAATGGGGACTGGTGAAAGGGGTTTGATTATGAAAAAACGGTTAGTGAAAAAGTGGATCAACCGATATATCGCGCCGTTGGTGAAAGACTTGCCCTATTATCCTAACGCTGATTATTGGCGGTATGAAAATATCGTTCTAATCAACGGCGAACGAATAAAAGAAGGAGAAGGCTTTCTAACTGAATACAACCCGAAAATAGCGATCCGGAAGCAAATTGAAGGGCTAAAAAGAGTTTTGGAACAATACAAAGGGCAAAAAATTTACGTTCCCCTTAAACCTGAGCCTATTATAAGGTCTAATCAACTTTACCACATGGCGCCGGAAGATTGGCGCAAGCACCCGAAAAACAAGTTTTACGGCGTGGTCATGCGCCTTTTTGTAGAAAGAAGGTGACGCATTGGACCTAACCAAACCTTTCAAAATCATGAGACAGGCGGTGAAAAACGTGGCGGACCAAGTGAAAAAAGCAGAAAAAGACGTAGAGCAGATGGACAAACTGCACCGTTACAAAAAACAACTGGAGCAGGCCAAAGCACAGTACAACCTGGACATCATGGATCAGCGCGAATATCTATACCTTGGTACGCGGGCTGTAGATCCAAATGTAAATCAGAAGCAGTTGCCGTCCAAATACGCAAACAACGTCTACAACATCTGCTTTGAGTTTATCGAAACCAAAGTTGATACAACCATTCCGCAGCCGTCTGTCAGAAGCAAAAGACCAGAATTCACGGAACAAGCCAACATGATTGAGGACAGCATTGCAAGCGATTTGCCCGAACTTGGCATTGAAGAAATCAACGACTATAACGAAAGAATCACCGCCATACAAGGATTTTCGATCATCGAAGTCGCCTGGAATCCGAATTATAAACACCGTCTATATCGCGGGGAAATTGAACTGATTTGCCGTCATCCGAAACAGTTGATTCCGCAACCGGGCGTGTACAAGCTGCAAAAAATGGACTATTTCTTCATCCTCACGTCCGTCACAAAAGAGTATGTGAAGCAGAAATTCGGTATTGACGTGTCAAACGAGGAAGAACAGTACCCGGAGGTTACAAGCCTGTATGACACCATCCACGGCAGAACCAACGAACTAAGCGAAAAAGTCACGCTGATTACGCGCTGGTACCGGGACGAAGACGGGGACATTGGAAAATTTTCATGGGTAAATGATCATGTCGTAGAGGACTTGCCGAAATTCTTCTACAGACGTTTGGAAAGATGTGCGGAATGCGGCGAAGTGCGAGACAAAACGCTTGATTATTGCGCCGTGTGCGGTTCCAAACGTTTCAAAACAACCATCGAAAAAGAAGAAACCTTGCTTGAGCCAGTGAAAATCGGATCCATAGACCCGTTGACGGGAGAGAATGAGATTTTGCCAGCAGGCAAAAAAGTGCCATACTTCTGCCCGACGCGGTATCCGTTCGTGATACGAAAGAACGTGCCGAAAAACTTTGCGTTTGAAGGCCAATCGGACATTGACATCATCCGTGATCAACAAGACAGCATCAAAAAAGTCGTCACGAAGATGGAAGAAAAGCTAGTCAAAGGCGGTTCCATCATCACCGTGCCGGATGATTTGAACGTGGACATCACTGACCAAACTTACCAGATCATCCGCATGAACGCAGCACAGAAAAATATTTTTGACGTGAAAGACCTTTATGCGGATATAACGAAGGATTTGGCTTTCATCGAGCAACAATACGAAGTCGCTCAATCCATGTTAGGCATTACCGACGCTTATCAGGGGAAAGAAGATCCCACAGCAAAAAGCGGCATAGCGAAGCAAATTCAAGTCGCCCAGGCTTCTGGCAGGCTTCAATCTGTTATCGCAAACAAATTCGCCGCGTACAAAGAACTGTTTGAAATCATGTTTGAGTTCAAACTTGCCTTTTATGACGAAGTTCGTCCGTATGTTGCGAAAGATGCGGACGGAAACGACATGTTTCAGGTGTTCGACAAATACAAATTCCTTGTTCGCGACGCAACAGGAGAACTCTATTACAACACCGACTTTATTTTTAGCGCAGACAGCGGACAAGGCTTGCCAAAAGACAAGATTTTCATCTTCAACCAAGCGAAAGAAATGCTGTCCGCCGGTGCGATCGATCTGCCGCAGTTCTGGATGATCATGGAGTCGATCAATTTCCCGCAAGCCAAGCAGATTCGGAAACAGTTAGAGGAACAAAGGCAACAGGCTATGTTACAGCAGCAGACGCAACAGATGCAACAACCAAAACCAACGTTCAACCAGCAATTCAGCCAATTAGACCCGCAAACACAAGACATGTTTAACCAACTCCCGCCGGAAGCTCAGGCGGAAATCATGCGGAGTGTGGGCGGATGAAGGTCAAACTTACCGAAAGGAACCTGGTCACGTTTTTCACGGTTTATGAATGCTGTGGAACGAAGCAATACGTGAGCGAGGAAGGTCTGAAAACATCGGATGAAGTCACTTGTTGCGAGTGTGGACGCCCGATTATGTTTCGTTCGCAAAATGGACTGTGGTATTGCGCCGGTCCGCGAGTATTTTAATAGGAGGAGTCATATGCCGCTCAAAAAAGGGAAATCACAAAAGACGATTAGTCAAAATATCCGAAAATTGAGAAATGAAGGCTATCCGCAAAAACAAGCTGTTGCGATAGCCTTGAACAAAGCTGGAAAATCCAAGAAAAAGTAACACCCAAACGGGTGTTTTTCTATTTTCAGTCCATTGAAAGGTGGTGAGAACATGGCCAATTACAAGCGCACCAACGCATCTTCAGCAATGGTGAAGGCACCGCAACCGCCTGCGGGCAACGTGAAAAAGCCGCAAGCGGCCAAAGGCGGAGATTTGCGGGCAAGAGGAAGCAAATGACACTCGGAAAGACGAGAATTCGTCGGCGGACGTATACGCGAAAAGGAGGATTGTAATGAAACCAAAGTATAGATTTCCCCTGAATCTGCAATTGTTCGCAGAAGAAGGGCAAGAGCAGACTGTTGACGCAGGAACTGGGGAGGTCGCTGCGCCCCAAGAAGAAATTGAAGTGAACAACGAAGTTGAAAATACCGACGGGGAACCCGTAGACGCAAACGCCGCTTCGGAGAGCGGGGCTGAGGTCGTCGATCAGCCGAAACAATCCCCGGAAATGAACCGCGCTTTTGCGGAACTCAGAAGGCAAAAAGAAGCCGCAGAGCGCAAAATGAAAGAAATTGACGATTGGGTCAGACAAACCTACGGCCATATGGGCATCAACACATGGGAAGAGTACCAACAAGCACTGAGGGAAGAACAAAAACGCAGGGAATACGAGGAAAAAGGCATCGACTATGATGAGATGAAGAAAATCGTCAAAGAAGAATTGGAAAATCATCCTACTGTCATCGCCGCAAGGCAAGCAGAAAGGCAGATGATGTTGGAACGGCAGTTTCAAGAGTTCCAACAAGCCTTTCCCGACGCCAATGTGAAGACGTGGGATGATCTCTTTGCTTTGCCAAAATACGAACAAATGCACCAAAAAATCATGCACGGGTACACCATTGCGGATGCCTATTTGGTCACTCACGCGGATGAAATCCGCCAAAAATCTTTGGCCGCCGCCCGACAAGCGGCTTTGAACAGTGTGAACGGAAAATCGCACATTCAAAGCACTGAGGGCAGCGGTGACGTGGATAATTTTCAGATGCCTGCGGAAGTCTTGGCGGAATATCGCAGAATGTTCGCCAAAGAATACCGAACCGGCCAGATGAAAGATGAAGACTTTATCAAACATTACAAAAAATCTTTAGGAAAATAGGAGGTTTGAAGAATGGCATTTTTACCTGTGAAAAGTTTGGACGGGGCCAGTGACCCGTTTGAATATCTCTATATGACGGATTCCGAAGCCGTGACGTTGGGCGAAACGCTGAAAATGGTCAACGGTCGCCTGACTTTGGCTTCGGGAACCGACGATCCGGAATTTATTGCAATGGCATCAGCCGCAGCCGGGACCAACGTCAGGATTCCGGTTGTGCGGCTTGACGATGAAAGAGAATGGGAAGTGCCCTGCACCGGGCAGATCGCAAACACTGGTGTAGGTACAAAAGTCACGATTCACACCGACGGACTCCAGGTCACCACGACAACGACCAACGGAGTCTTTTTAATTTCCCAAACCGACGGGGCCAATCCTTCAACCGTCAGAGGATATTTCAAACGATAAGGAGTTGAGAGCATGGCAGGAATAGTGTTTAACAAAGCATCGGGATTAAACGACAGCGTATTCGGCAAGTCTCAAGAACCGATTAAACTGTTCATCGAACAGCAAATTGAAGCGTTCCAACAATATTCGATCATTGACAACGTGTTCTACAAAGACGAAACCAATAATTTCGCAGAAAAATACAGCTATGAAACGTCCTTGGGAGACTTTGAAGCTGTGGGCGAAGGCGGAGCGTATCCCCGGAACTCGTTCCAGGAAGGATACAGCAAAGTTATTGAACCGGAAGAGTGGAAAAACTCGTTTGAAGTCACTTTGACGATGATCGAAGACGCCAAAATGGGGAAAGTGAAGCAGAGAGCCGGGCAATTTACGCTCTCGTATAACCGCGGACGGGAAAAACTCGCTGCCGCGATCTTAAACAACGGCTCTTCTACAACGATGACATTTGGCAAAAACAACCGTGTGTTCGACATTTCGGCTGCAGACGGAAAACCTCTTTTTGCAACAGACCATCCGTCCAAAACCGGAAATACCGGAGTGCAGTCGAACTACTTCGGCAATGAATTTTCTTATGACGCACTGTGCCGCGTGGAAGAAGCCATGCAGAAATTCACGGACGATGATGGGAATATCTTGAACATCATGCCGGATACCATCATTATTCCGTCGAACGCACGGATCAAGAAACTAGTCTTTGACGCTATCGGGGCCGAAGACGGTGCGCCGGGAACTGCAAACCATTCGTTTAACATCCAATATGGCCGCTGGAACGTCATCATGAGCCCGTATCTGCAAAACACTCCTGGAATCACTCCCGGAACGGACACATGGTATCTGATGGACTCCAAATTTAACGAATATTACGCCGGGTTGGTGTGGCTGGAACGGGTTCCGCTCACGGTGAAGTCTTACATCGACGAAAACACCGACAACAACGTGTTTAAAGGCCGTGCCCGTTACGGAGCCGCACCCAACAACTGGCGAGCCATTTGTAAAGTCGATCCTGGTTTAGGCACTGTGTTGTCCATCTAAGGAGGGATAACATGGGACAAACCAATTTTGATGCCATCGGATTAGGCCGGGACAGTCAGGCTGAAACTTTATTTGCAAAAGTTTTAAACGCAACCGCAACCGTTGATCCTGCTTCTGTGGGGGCAGGAGCTTCTATCACTTTTACCATCACCGTAGAAGGTGCAGTATTGGGGGACTACTGTTTGGTAGCTCCCCCGTATGATTTGCAAGGATTAGTAATGTCCGCCAGCGTGACTGCAGCTGATACCGTAACCGTAGTCTTGTACAATCCCACAGCCGGGGCAATCGACTTGGCGAGCGGAGATTGGAAAGTCAAAGTATTATCTTAACGCAAAAAGGGAGTCTTAACGGCTCCCTTTCTCTACATAAGGAGGGAACCTATGTTTACGGAGAATCAAATTAAGGGAAGTTTAAACACACCTGACAGAAAGTTGCTTTACGACATCCGAGAGTTATTGATCGAACAAAATCAGTTACTTAGAAAATTAACGAGCGAAAACAATCAGGAAACTGTTGACATAAAACGAAAACGCCGCAAGAAGGAGGAAATGCAATGAGAGTCGTTCAGGAGTCTTTCAGAGGGGCCTTCAACGTCACACCCAGCGATACAGGGACGATAAGAGAAACCAAAGCTTTATACATCGGCACGTCCGGGGATTTGAAGGTAGATATGGCTGACGGTTCCACTGTAACGTTTTCTTCGATCGGAGTGGGTTTCCATGAACTGTCCGTCAAAAGAGTCTATGCCACCGGAACCACGGCTACAAACATTGTGGCGCTGTATTAGGTGATCGTATGTATACGGTACAAGAGATTATCGATCGGGCAAAGTTGAAAGTCCCCAACAACGAAGACGTGACAGTGCAAATTAAGATTATCGACAACATTCAAAAGAGACTTTACAGGAAATATAAGATTCCCACGGCGTTCAACTATGAGATTTTAGAAGGGCAGTCTTTTATTGACGTGGGTATTATTCCGTCAAAAATCTTTGACGTATTGGTGGATGGAGAGTCTTATCCAAACAAAAAACTGATCGGAACCACGACAGACGCCAGCCGGTATCATTTCTTTTTTGATACTCTGCTAGGCATTTATCCGGCAGCCAAAGCGGATGGAACGTTAACCGTTTACGCGTATGAATCCCCTGAATCCCTTACCAGTGTTGGCCAAACGCCTTCTTTAGACGGGGATTATCACGACATTTTTGTTTATGGACTTGCCAAACATTTAGCTGAAACGGTTCAAAAATTCGATTTGGCTGCGCAGTTCAGAATGGATTATGAGCAGTTGGAAGAAGAACTCGCTTTAGTCTATCCTTTCACGCCGGAAGTCAAAACCATCATGTCCGAATCGGGGTGGTAATGTGGTCACAAAAGTAACGGAGCAAATATATCAACAAATCAGTGAACTAGGGAACAAAAAAATATGGTCAGGGATTATTTATAACGTCAAAGAATTCGGCGCAAAAGGCGACTACGATCCTTCAACCGGAACAGGAACCGACGATACAGCAGCAATAGCAAACGCAATTAATTCAGCTAATGGTCGGCCTATCGCCTTTCCGCCGGGTGTTTATGCGGCGACTCAAATTGCATTTCCTGATAATGTGCATGTTATTTTTTTTAATGCGAAATTTTTTAGAATCGAGGGAACAGGTCCGTTTATTACAACCGGCCAAAATTCAATTCTGTTTGGAAATGTAGAGATCGACGGAAATAAAACAAACATTCCCGGAGCCAAAGGGGATATAGGCATCATATTGCAAACCGGAACCAAATGTTTTGCTCGCGTCAATTCGCATGACAATCACGGTCACGGCATCGTTTTGGAATCAAACACGGACATTTATTCTCCAGTCGCTCATGGCAATGGCATGACATACGACCCTAATGGAATGGGGGAAGGGGATGGAATTTATACTGTTAACAGTGAAAATGTGAATATCATCAATCCCTATGCATACAACAATTCTCGCATGGGTATTACTGTCACCACTTCTCCGACAAATCCTGACGCATGTAAAAAAGTGAAAATCATCAATCCTCATGTGCCTGATGATAATGCTTATTTTGGAGTTGATGTCGAATATGCATCAGAATGTATTGTTCAAAACCTCACCGGATGGTGCAAAATGGCATCTTCCAATTCCAAAGATTGCATTTACGAAAATTTACAAGTGAAAATGTTCTATGGAAATAACACGGAACGAATTACCGTTAAAAAAGTAAAATGTAAGCCTTTAGGAGATGTATTTAATGTCTTTTTCCTAAGCGGATTGGATCCTGTCGTTGAAGACCTATATGTGTTCAATACAGCAACTACTTATACATCAAATACTGTAGAAATTAGAGATACTGTAAATTTAAGAGCCATTGTAAAAAATGTCGTGATCGAGAAAGGACATAACGGTTTCACAGGCGCAGGGATTTTTGAATTACGGAATGTCACGGTGAAATCTGCAAATAACAGGTCATACCTGATCGACGGACGGAATGTTCGGGGTGGGAGAATGCTTGAAATCATCAATGGGTTTTTGAGGGCTTCAAACAACGTTAAGCCAAACACCGGACAAGGTTATACCGGGACGTATAAAGTCGGGGATATTGTTTGGAATGATGCGCCTACGGAATTAGGAAACGCCGGAAGTAAGTATGTAGTTCAAGGTTGGCTTTGTACAGTCGCAGGAGACCCGGCAACATGGTTAGAGATGAGGACATTGACAGGGAATTAGAAAGAAGGTGATCATTTGCCACTGAAAGTCTTAAACACCTTCAAAGGCGTGAACAAACTGGATTCCTTCTCCATAGGAACCATGTACGCCGCAGAATTAAAGAATCTTTCCGGAGAAAATTTCCCGGCGGTGAAAACCCGTCCGGGATTTTTAAATTTAGGCGGGGGAATTGGGGGAAAGGTTTTAGGGATTGGCGTATGGAAGGAAACCGAGATTCACGCGGTATTCAGTGACGGAACATGGCGAAAATGGAACGGGAGTTCATGGACAACCTTAGCAAGCGGGCTAAATACTTCTGCGCCGTGGACGTTTACCAATTTCAAAGGCGCTTTATCGGACATCAATCTGTTCGGCACCAACGGCGTTGATCAAATGCGACGATATGACGGCGTTTCTGTGGTTACGGTTCCCGATGCTCCAGCTGGTGCAAAATACGTCACGCAGTTTGCGGATCGGCTTTGGTGCGCGGTGGGGAATGAACTAAAAGCCTCCGCTTACCGCGACGGAACAGACTGGACAACCGTTTCCGTTCCCGAACAAGATACGGACTCATGGTATGCGATCATTGAAACACCGGACGGAGAGGAAATCAACGGTATCCATGGAGGGTTATCCAAACTCGTCATCACGAAACCCAGTTCCATGCATGAATTGTTCGGCTATGCGCCTTCGGATTATGAAATCCGCCCGGTGACGTTTGATATTGGTTCTTTGAATGATCAAAGCATGGTCACGTTAAACGGAATTCTGTATATGATCGACTCCACGGGGATTTACCGTTATTCCGGAGGAACGCTGCCGGATAAATATTTCTCCAAACGAGTTCAATATTATATCGACACCATGAACAAATCCGCCGCGAATCAGTCTTGTATCGGTACGGATGGATTAAGAATCTATATTTCCATTCCAAGCGCGGGAGCATCCGCGCCGGATACAGTACTAGTCTATGACCCGGAACACAACGAAAATGAAGGCGGCACATGGTATGTCTGGAAGGATATGTATCCCTTACACTTTGCTTTGGTGCAAGGGAGTTTATATTTTGGTGACAATACGGGTAAAGTCCAACAAATCACCGGAACCGATGATAACGGCACTCCAATTTCATGGGAATGGATCTCAGGTCCGATGACGGCGCCTTCTTTGGCGCAAATTATCCGTTGGTTAACCGCGTGGATCACTGTGAATTTGCCCTCAGGATCGACGTTTAATTTGTATTTGAGCAGTCAGTCGCAAGGGGACAGCGATTGGACGCTTGTACATTCTCTCAGTTCGTCAAGCGACGTATCCAGCACACCGATCTATTTACAGTCTAACGCAAAAGTCGATTTTGAACGGTATATTCGGTTTAAATTAGCTGGAACCGGACCAATGACGCTATATGAATTGACTTGGGACGAACAATATAATCCGTTAAGATAGGAGGAAACCTATGAGCATATGGAGCGCACCGAGAATCCCTGCGCCGCCGCCGTCCAATGACCCGGCGATTTTAAGGCAATACACTCATGATTTAGCCAACATCATGGCAAAAGTCTTAAATGAATTGGACTGGCTGATTAACGGAAAACTGGATTCCAAAAATACAAGGGAAATCGGGGGGTATCTGGTCAGTCTCACATCGTTGGAATCCGCAAACGGCGTGGTGGGATTATCTTCCCTAATTACCGGTGGAGATGATCTACGCATATGGGCCGGGAATGCAAACCGTGAATTGGCTGCGTTCAGGGTGTATGAGAGTGGGTATATTGTGGCAACGAGATTTTTACTTCAGTCTGAAAATTCATCTGCAAGAATTGAATTGTCAAGCTCAGGAAGTTTGTTAAGAGCAGGGAACGATACAGATCAAATTGTTATTTCGGCAGACTACGACGGAAATCCTGCCCTTTTGTTTGTTGAAAACGAAAGAGGGGCTATTGCTCTCACTTCGTTAGGCGATTTCTACTTGTTAACAACGCCCGGCGTAAATATAAATATCTGGCCTGATAATAATTTGAATTTACTTCCAAACGGAAATATCAGGATCAAAAATTGGGGTAAACTTTATAATATCGACAATGGAGAAACCTTACAACAAGCCTTGGATAATAAAGCTGACGAACCGCCTGCAATATTTACAGACACAATAGACTTATCAACTGCGAACGAAATCGTTGTCTGGCGCGGGTTTATCGTAGATGTTCACTAAAATGTGAAAATATGGTATTCTTGAAGAAAAAACGAAAGGAAAGAATGCCATGAAAAAAATAATTCTAGCACTTATGCTAGGTTTAATAATTGGTTCGGTCAGCATCGTTGCTGCTCAAAGCGAAACGATTGAAGCTACCATTTCAAAATTTAACATCATAGTGAATGGAGAATATAAGCAACTTCAATCCGATCCGCTGGTTTATCAAGGAACAACCTATATCCCGCTTAGGGAAATAGGAAATTTGCTTGGTTACGATGTAACGTACAAAGCGGATACACGCACGATTGAATTAAATCAATCAGAGCCAAACATTCCGGAAGAAATTGAAACAGTGCAGACAGAACCGCAACCAAAAGATGAACAAAAAGAAGTTGGTGAAGGGCCTATGGAAGAAAAACTTCCCTCTTTAGAAAGCGTTAACGAAGAAATTAATGTTGTTAAAATGCGTATCCAATTAGTTGATTACTTAATTAAAAACGCTAATTCTACTCAACAACAATTCATTGATACTTGGAATGAAGAAAAAGCCGAACTTGAAAATCAATTGGAAGAATTGGAGCAGCTTAAACAACAACTTGAGTCCCAACAATAACATGACAAATCCAACGTTTCATGGTATCATAAAAGTAAATCAAGCGTAAACTAAAACAGAGAGGTACGGCCAATACCTCTCCTGTACAACTCTTGGGCGGGTAACCTCCTAAGATTTGTCCTTGCGAAGTAACCCACACGGCCTGACTAGCGGTGGGTTACTTTCGTTTTTCGATGTAAGTTAACAGCGCCAGAATGAATATTCCGAACGCTATTAATTCGCCGAACGAAATGTCCATAGGCATCCCCTCCTTTCTGGAGGTTCGCCTTACCCACCACAAGCGGTTGTACAACCATATTATACCATATACACCCTTCGGGGTGTTTTTATTTTGCCTTAAAAGGAGGTCCGTCATGGAACTGTCTGAAAAAGAAAAAGAGCAGTTGAGGAAAAACAGACTGAAAGAATACCTTGTTAAAATCTATTCTCTGGAAATGGACTTAGTTGCCTGTGAAGCTGCAGGAGACACACAAGGGGCAGAGATAGCCAAAACGAATCTGGAAGGTCTCAGAAAAGCCTACAAAGCCATAGAAGAAATGGGGTGATCGTATGGCAATGACGCCTGAACAAATTGAACGAGAGTTGCAGAGAAAGGCCCGGGCAGGGATTAAACCTACCGACCCAAAGAATATGCAGCGATACAATGAAATTTTGGCCAGTTTAAGGCCGCAAAACCAGCCTAATCAACCAAATTTCACTGCAAGACTTGTTTCCGTAAATCGGCCTGCTTCTCAACCAACGACAAGCCAAACAACAACTTCCACACTGCCGAAAATGAGAACAGATAAAGGTTCCTACGCAGGTAGTGAAATGGACCAGTTTTTGCGTCAAGGGCAGTTCGATCTACTAAATCAGTACAGAACGAATATTACACAACCGATTCAACCGTTTACCTATAACGTGGAAGAACTCACTCAAGACCCGCGTTATCAGGCCCGATTAAGAGAACTCGAGCAATCCGCAGAAAGAAACACCAACCAGGCTTTAGTGAATTTGGGAAGGCGAGGCATAGGAAATTCGCAATCCGCCGTAACCGCCGCATTAGCGCAACAACAGAACGTCACGAATATCGCCAATACGCAGTTGTTGCCGGAATTGATTAATCAGAAGTATCAGGAATATTTAGATCAACGCGCAGCGCAAGAACGGCAAAATCAAGCCATTTTGGGTCTCGCCGGAACGTTGGGCGATATGAATCGTCAAAACTGGCAGGATGCTTTTGCATACCGTCAATTCCAAGAAGGAGTCAGACAAGCAGATCGTCAGTTCGGCTTGCAAGAACAAGCACAAAGAGCAAGGTTAACAGGAACTATTGTTGACGAAAACGGAAACGTAGTACCCACGACAGCGGAGCAACAGAGACTGTTAGACAATGCCTGGACTACAATTGAAAAGATTGGCTATGTGCCTGAAGATTTAGCTGCAATTGTTGGTGTTCCAGCCGGTACTCCGACATTGCAAGCGAAAACAATGGCAGATGAACTAAGATTGCGTCAGAGTCAGATCGGGCTAGAATATTCGAGGGAAGGCAGATTGGCACGACAAGCTGCATTAGATAATCTATATCGTCAATGGGAAATGACAGGTGTCGCACCTGCGGGGATACCTGGAGTAGCGCCGGGAACTCCTTTATTTGATCCAGTAGCTGCAAGACAAGGTGAACCTGAACCTACCGCCAATGACCTAATCGCCGCCTATATTTCGCAATTGGAACAATTGACTCCTGAAGAGATTCAAAGAGTTTTCCGTGAAGAACGAGAAAATATTATAAAAGATATTGGACCAAGCGGTTATCGTTTTCTTGCAGACCTATATTTAAACAACCAAAACTATCTTGATGAACTGCTTCAAGATCGAAGGTGAAAATTATGCCTATTGACTGGTCAAAGTACGGGTTAGAACCTATCGAAGAACAACGCCGCAAAGAAAACATCACAAGCGTGGATTGGAGTAAATATCAAACATTAAGAACATTTTCGGCTAGCGATGTGTTAAGAAGTTTTGAAACGCCTGAACCTGAACCAAGGCCGAGACCCTTGATTCCAGGCGCAACCAGTTTAGGCGCACCGCCGAGCCAAAGAATCACGGTAGAGGATGTAAGAACCGGACGCGCACAAGTGCCTGAGTCCGTGCGCAGGCAAGTGGAAGAATATCGCCCGTATGAAGGCACGCCACGTTCTTTGGCAGATCGAATCGTAGGGGCTACTTCCGATGCGACCATTCAAGCAATTAACGCGGCATATTTGGAACTTCCGAATGCTCTATTACCAGGCGGAAGACAGGCCCAACAAGAAACCCAATCTGCGGCAGGAAAGGTCGGGAGGTTTATCGGCGAAGCTGTACCGATTGCCGGGGCTTATCGGCTAACAAGGGGTTTAACGACGCCTTTAACCCGAAACGCGCCGAGAGTCGTTCAAACTGCCGCGAGAGGTGCGGCCGCAGGAGCAACCTATTCCGGCGCAAAAGAGCTGGCTGACGTTGCTTTGGATACAAGGGGCGACGAAGATCAAACATTAGCTGAACGTGCGGGAAATGTTGCCTTGGAGACCGCGTTATTTGCTGGCGGGGATGCAGTGGTAAGTGCTTCTGCTCCGTGGGTAAGACGCGGTTTAGAGAGACTTCTGAACCGAAAACAGACCCAATCTCAACAAGAAGTCTTGGCATTGCCAGCGCCGAGACAGCGAGGTAATGTCAACACAGCGCAAACGCCGGAAGTGATAAATGTTCCTGAAACCGGACCAAGAGCATTGCCTGAACCTTCTTTTCAGCCAACACGCGCGAGAACCGGCCCGAATCCTTACCGGGTGAAGTTTGAACGATTAATTGCAGAAGCGAATCGACAGCAGTTCCCGCCGGGCAGAGAATTAGAAGCGTTGGAGGACTTGTGGTCACGGATGGCCGAACCGACAGACCCGAGCTTGGACCGTCTGATTGATTTGGCTTATCCTTCCCGCAGGATTTCGCCCAGGGCTTTACAGAGAGGCAGAATGGCGCAAATTGCTGGGCTTGGGCCAAATGTAAGAAGAATGCCTGAACCGCAAGTCACGGGAACCGTGGCTATGCCAGAAACGCGCGTTGTAGTGAGGAGGGCAGAAACAACAAGAGAAACACCAACAGTTGCGCAACCTGCAAGGGAAACGCCATTGGCAGTCACGGCGCAAACGGTTGAATCCGCACAGCCGACACGGCAAAACTGGTTTACTCGTCTATTCGGGAATTTCGGCGTTGGAATTTCGCCATTTGGCAGTACTCGTAGGGTGAGGAAAGGCTTGCTGGATACATCGGAACAGATTGTTGGCAGTCCGCTCAGAAAAGATATTCAAGGTCTTAAACAAAACGCACAGGCTACAGCGAGAGCGGTTTATCAAAACTTTGTCGATTATCTTTCTCCTTTAAAACGGATCAGCCGGGAAATATACGATAAGGCCATTGACGCAGCAAGAGCAAACAATATCGCTAACGTCATAGTTAGGGATAAGTTCGTGAATCCACAAGGGCAAGTCGTAGGCGAAGGACTCCAGAACATCTTTAGAAAAGTGGGCCGTGGTGAATCAAAAGCATTTACGGATTATCTCGTACTCCGTCACGCGCTAACCAGAATGCAGCGCGGGGAAAGGGTTTACGACCCAAGCTTGAACATGACGCCAGAGAAGGTTCAACAACGGATTCAAATGTATGAACAGCGTTATCCGAATTTCGTCAATATCGCCAGGGAATGGGACCAATATAACGATAATCTTTTAAGAGTTTACGGCGTGGAGGAAGGCCTAATCTCCCCGGAATTGTACCGGTTGTTACGTGAACGAAATCCGAACTATGCACCAATGAGAAGACAGTTCTCTACGTCTGAAAAATTTGCGAGTCCTACGAGCCTAAGAGTGAGAGCAACATTCAGTGGACAGAAAGCGCCGATCAAAGAAGTCAGCCCGACCGGTTCCATAAGAAGGATCGTTGACCCGAGAAGATCAACTATCGAAGCAACGGGTGCGTGGGTGAATGCAGCTTTGCGGAATCGCGTAATGCAAGGGATTGTCAATCATATTCTGAGAGACCCGGAAGGCATGAAAGACATTGCGGAAATCGTTCAACCGAAAAAAGGGCAACCCAACTTACGACAGATTCTTTTGGAAGAAGGGCCGGAAGATTTCTTGGAAATGCTGGATGAAGATTTTAACAAACTCTTTAAACGCACGCGCTTGGACGATGACAACATCGTAAGAGCGATGGTCAGGGGCGAACCGGTTTACATCCGAGTAAAAGACCCGGAAGCTGTCAAAGCGCTTGTTGGCATGGGTGCGGAGCAATCCAATCTGATATTGGATATGGCCGGATTTTTGTCGGATTTGACCAAAAGAGGGGCAACTGGAGCACTCGCACCCATGTTTGCGATCAAAGGCATAGGGATGGATACCGTTCAAGCCTTAATTCAATCCAAAGCGCCGGTACAGCATCTTTGGGATTTGGTCTATGCAACATTTAGCACCATTGCAGACCGTTTGCCGGCCAACACACCAGGAACGCAAAGACTTCGCCAGTTGGCCCAAGATTTCCGCAGAGTTGGGGGAGAATATTCCGCGGCATTGCGCGGGGATCGTCGTTTAAGACGCGGTATAAGCGAGATGAACCGCTATCCGATTCTTTCCCCGCAAAACATCGCCCGAACAGCAGGAAGAGCGTTAACCCTTCCGTTCCGCGCGATGGAAGGACTGGCGGATATATCGGAAAATCTCAACCGTATGGCCGCTTTTCGCGGAGCCATGAGAAGACAAGGCGGGGATCGGAGTCCTGAAGCCATTAGACAAGCATTAATGGAAGCAAGAGAAATCACCGCCAACTGGAGCCGAAGAGGTTCCCAGGCCAACATGATTGAAAAATTCATCCCTTACCAAAACGCAGCGATTCAAGGATTGTACCGGTTTGCCAAAGCGTTTAAAAACAATCCTATCAAAACCACTGCGATGGTTGGCGGGGCTGTCATGGTTCCGAAATTCCTTGAATACATGATGTTTCATGACGATCCGGATTATCAAAAACTACCTGCAAGGGAAAGATACCGGAATTTGTTTATCGCCAAGAACGAAGACGGAACCTTTGTAAAGATTCCTATGTCACCTGAATACAACGCTTTTGGAGCGTTTATGCAGGATATTCTGGCTTTCTATAAAGACGAAGACCCTGACGCTTTTAAGGGCGTCGCTGATGCTGTGGCCAATGCTTTCTTGCCGCCACTTTTATCCGGTGCTGCACAAGGAATTACACAAAGCGGCGGGGTAGAACAAAGTCTTGCAGGATTGGCGAATGCGAGTGTCCTTGCTCCCTATGCGGCGATCATGACGAACCAATCCTTTACGGGCGCGCCGATTGTGCCGCAAAGACTTCAAAACATGTCGCCGCGGTATCAATACGATGAAAGAACCAGCGCCATTGCCATACAAATCGGGAATATTTTAAACATGTCCCCGATGAAAGTGGATTATTTGTTAAGAGCTTATGGGGGTGATCCGGCAAGGTTATTGTTGCCTTTGACTTCTGAGGTAGGAGCTGGAAGACCGAGAGAAACCATTTTAAGAAACTTCATCGCGGACCCGGTGTTTACAAACACATTAGCGGACGACTTCTACACCGCCAAAGAAAACTTAACCCGAGCTTACAACGACAACAAAAACGCCGGAGTGCCATTGCCTGAATGGTTCGATCCGGTTTTGTACAAATTAGTCACTTCACAAGCTAAAGGCGCACCGTCAAAGGTTCTTTCTGATCTTGGAAAACTTCAGCGTCAAATCAGTGCGGATAAATCACTGTCTGCAACAGAACGAGCAGAGTTACAGCGTGATATTCGCGCCAGGATGAACGAAATTTATCTGGACATCAATACACTGATGGAACAAGCCGGAGTGCCAATGTCGGGAAGATGATTCAGGGGAAGGCAAGTAGGCCAAATCCTTCCCCTTTTACTCTCTGCCACGTAGGGAAAGCAGAGAGTATTTTTATTCTAGCAAAA